CCTGCTATTCAAAGGTATTTTGACCCATATGCAGGTACTGGAACAGGTATTCAGTCATTAATGGATACTTTTGGTTTCGGAGACTATAGTCCTGCTATTAATTTTATGTTAATGCCTACATCTTATGATGTTCAACTACTACAGGGTATAGAATTCAACGATCAAGTAAGAAAATCAGCATATTCTTTTGAAATAATAAATAATAAACTAAAGATGTTTCCTATCCCCAAGAAGGCAGGTAAACTTTGGTTTGAATACTATGAGTCAAATGATAAATCTAAGTTAAATTTTAACGATGCAACTGATTTAATTACTAATGTAGCTGAAGTTCCGTATGATAACCCTACTTATGCTCATATTAACAGTGTAGGGAGACAATGGATCTTTAAGTATACGTTAGCTTTATGTAAAGAAGTACTAGCATACATTAGAGGTAAGTTCCAAACAGTACCTGTACCGGGTTCAGAAGCTACTTTGAATCAAGCAGACCTGTTGAGTGATGCTAGAACTGAAAAAGATGCTCTTATTACAAGTTTAAGAGAGATGTTAGATCAAACATCAAGAGGTAAACAGCTAGAAGCACAAGCTATAGAAGGAGAAAACCTGGAAAAGACATTAAAAACGGTTCCAATGACCATTTATATAGGATAAATGAAACTAATACCACTATTATTAGAGTTAGACTTTAGAACTTACGAAGCTATGGTGCAAGTACAGTTCGGAGAAGACGGTATATCTGAATATGATGATGCTTTAAGGGCTTTACCTGGAGTTACTACTGTAACTAGAGCTTCTGAAGACTCAGCTAATAAAAGAGGTACATATAAAGTAAAGATAATTAGTCAAAAAGAGCCTGTCGAAGCATTTAAAGCGTTTAAAGATAATGCTACTGCTAAATACAGTAATATTATTGCAGTTAAGGTAGGAGAACAAACAATAGAAGAGAAATGAGATTCGGTTCCGATAGAGATATAAGTTTAATGGTTAATATCGGTAGAGAACTTCTTCATGATATCATTGAACAAGAGGTTCTTTACTATAAATTAAGTATAGAAGACTTAGAAGTCAATTTATATGGAGAATCTTTAGAAAAAACGTTTTTCGAAGCTCTTAAACTTAATTGTCTTATTACTAGAGGAGATCAAGTCATTAATATAGATGAATTCGGTCCTGATTTAGGTAGAGAAGCTTCTTTTGCTTTTATTAGACAGGATTTAGTAGATAAATCTATAGTTCCTCAAGTAGGAGATATACTTAAATGGCATAATGATTACTATGAAGTAGATTTAGTAAGAGAAAATCAATTATTCCTTGGTTCTGACAATAATTATAACTTATCTAGCTATACAGCAGGGTATGGACGATCGATCTCTATAATAGTAGATTGTCATCTTACAAAAGCTGATAGAGTAGGCATAGAAGATGTAAGATAGTATGGCAACTAACGAAGAAAATCTTAAAAGTAGAGTAAATCAGACCGATTTAGATGGAGATAGCATTCAGCCAGTACTTGTAGGTATTAAAGATATAGATGAAGCTATATTTTACTACTTTAATGAAGTATTAAAACCTCAAGTATCTCAAAACGGTAGGATTATAAAGGTGCCTTTGGTATATGCTTCACCAGAAAGGTGGGCAGCTATGCAGAAAGACGGTTATTACCGTGATAAGAACGGTAAAATGCAAGCTCCTTTAATTACTTTTAGAAGAGATAATATAGAAAAGAATAGACAACTAGGAAATAAGTTAGATGGTAATGCTCCTCACAATTATGGAGTATTCGAACGTAAATTTTCACCTAGAAACGTTTATGATAGATTTGGACTACTAAATAATAGAACAGTAGAAAGAGAATTCTATGCAGTTGCTATTCCAGACTATGTAAACATAACTTATTCAAGTGTTATCTTTACAGACTACATGGAACAGAATAATAAAATAGTAGAAGGTATAAATTTTGCTTCTGATTCGTATTGGGGTGATCCTAGCAAGTTTAGATTTAGAGCTATGATTGATAATTACTCTACTTCTACTGAATTAGTTCAAGGAAATGATAGAATAGTAAAGACAGAATTTCAAATTAACCTTTTAGGACATATAATCTCTGATTCAATAAACTCTTTACCCTTTAATACCAAAAAATACTCAGATAAAACTAATGTTAGAATTACTAATGAGACTACCACTAAACTTTGACTTATCGCACATATTTATAACAAAGGTAACTCCCAGTTTTAGGTCTGAATTAAATTAATTGGTATAGATGTCTGTATTTCAAAGTGAATTATCTGGATCGTTACTGTTTCGATCAGGTTCAGCTACTCAAGCTTCCTTAGTACCTGCTACCGATACGCTAAAGTTAACGGGTTCCTTACATATTACAGGGTCTTCTTTACTTTTCAACGGCAGTGATTTAATTACCCGTATAGAAAATATAGAAGCCGGATCAGGTGATGCTGCTTCTCTAGGACCTCTCAACAGACATACTGAATCAGTAAACACATATACAGCGTCTAACGATTTAGACTCTGCTTCTTTTGATAGTAGAATAGATTTATTAGAAACTACTTCTAGTAATCAAGAATCTTCTATTGATACCTTAATTGCAGCAACTTCCTCTTATTTAACTACAGCAAATGATATAATTAATTTAGGATTTGCTCGTACAGCTAGTTCTAATTTTGTATCTAGTTCAGCTCAAATAGAAGCTTTAGGGTTTGTAACTACTTCTGGAGAAGTTCCTGATGGGACTATTTCATCTTCTGCACAAATTGCTGATTTAGGATATATTAGCGGTTCACCTGATGGTACTATTTCAGGTTCAACACAAATAAGTGCATTAGGATATGCAGTAACTAGTTCAAATCAATTTACAGGCTCACAGTTCTTTAGTGGATCGTTAATACCTGAAGCATTATCCTCAGAAAATGGTATATATGACTTAGGTTCTCAAACACATCCATGGAGAGATTTATTTATTACTACAGGATCCTTAAAATTTATTAAGGATGGAGAGGTAGTATCTACTGTATCAGGTGAAGCTGATGCGATTAGAGTTGGTAATATATTAATTACTACTTCCTCTATTCAAGTTGTTAGCGGATCTGGTGAGAGTTTAACAAATGTACAGACAGTCGTTCAAGCAACTGTATCATCTTCAGGAGAAGTAGAAACTGTTGAACAAGTAAGTGCTCCTGATGGTACTATTTCTAGTTCTGCTCAAGTTATTGAAGCTTTACCTGACGGTACGGTTAGTAGTTCAGCACAAATTACTGCTTTAGGGTTCATATCTGAATCTTCAGGAGGTTCTACCGATACCGGTAGTTTACTTAGTAATGCAACTGTAAGTAGTAATACAATAACATTTACAAAAGGAGATAGTACTACTTTTGATATTACTGTTGCCACCGGTTCAGGAGGTGGTGTTTCTTCTTTTGATGACCTAACAGATGTACCTTCTGGTTTAGTTTCAAGCTCTCAGCAGATAGAAGACTTAGGATTTGATACAGGTTCCTCAGCATATGACGGTAATAGAATAGTTTCTAACGAAGACCTAGGAGATTTATTTGATAATAGCTTTAATCCTGGCACATCAGGAAGTATTCAAGATTTTTTAAATGCTGTATTCTATCCTAATAATGGGCCTTCTTTTACTAGTACTGGAAGTTTCTTCTTAAACGAATTTATAGCTAATGGAAGTTCAGTAGGAACTTTAACAGCTACAGATCCTGAAAGTCAAGCATTAACATTTGCTACTCAATCAGGATATACTGATGATTATGTACAAGTTGCTTCAAACGGAGCAATGACTCTTAATAGAATACCTACTACCGCTGACTTTAATACAGACGACATAGGAGACGGTAGGTTAGGACATCCGGTATTAGTTCAAGTAACTGATACTTTTAATGCATCAGCTACTTCTACTGTATATGTAGTAATTAACGCTAACCAGCCTCCCGTATTCAGACAGACATCTATTGCTGGTAATGTTATTACAACATTCACTGCTAATAGAAATGAAAATGACGGTGCAACAGAAGTTGGTAAAATTTATTTTACTGATCCTGAAAGTGATACTATCACTATTGCATCAAGTTCGATACCGGATGACCATTTTACTATTACCAAGTACGGTACTTATGTA